GCGCTCCTTACTTCGCCCCAGAGGGGCCCACCTGTCAATAGAGAGGTGGCTGATTTTTAGGGAAATAATCCCTGAAAAGGCCCGACAGCGTTATTACAAGGGTAACGCTGTCCACTGCTGGTAGTAACCCTCTATTTCACCTCTAGGGCTAATAGAAGAGCCGCTACCATACAGTGCGCTAGCAAGAGCAACACTAGGTGCCCATTTGTCTATGTCAATACGGACAGGTCTCGGTTGAAGAGTTTTAATGCTCCTACACCAATTCCTAGTCTTCGTAGTCCACTTCTCAGTGTACTCCGAATGTATGACACAGTCACCAAGTGTCGTAGGTCCATAAAGCCTACATGTCTTGGGTATCCTGCTTACGCAGTACTCCCAAGCGTCGCGAACGATCATCCAACGTTCCGGGCATAACCCGTATGCATCAAAGCAAGAACGTCGGAGACCGTTAGCCAAACCCATCCACTCTTTTGGAGTGGCTGGCGGTGCTTCTACATAATGACCCCTCACGGGATCACCAAGGTAGAAATCACCCCCACATGATTCCCGAAAGGGACCCATGGAGTAGCTCTTCTTCTCGTTTATCACGAAACCAAAGAACTTGAAGGCGGATGTGACGTCTCCGAAAATCTCTGACGGACAGATGCAGTCATCACCATACTGGAGAAGACGGCCCTGTTTTGTCAGGTCAAGGGGATTGAATCCACGAGCCTTAGCAGTCGATCTTGCGATCGCTGCAAAGATAATGGTTTCGAGTTCAAATGTAAACCCATTTCCCATTGAGGAGAACTTCTCTAACTTATACCATTTCCCTTCTACTTGTGTATAGGGACTCCGAAGACTGTTAAGAAGTTCGAACCACTTACGTGGTAAGAGCAACTTCACAACTTCGTGCGATATAAGGTCGCTAGCATCGCTCAAATCGATCGTAGCCACGGTCTGATCACGGGAACCCTGCATTGCTGCAGACCTGTGATATTGTTGACCGAGTTTAAGATCGATTTTCCATCTATCCTTGAGGAGAGCCTTCAACAGGCGACCCACGGGGAGTTGATAGAAGACATTGAGTCCAGGTTCAATACAGATTCCTCTTTTCTTGGTGGAATCCTTGTTAACCGTCGCGAAACGGTTACCGCGTACTGTCTGGGGCTCTGAGCGATCCGGAAAATCTTGACAAAGGGCTCTCGCCCACCAAGTGCTTTCCCATAACTGGATAAAGCACCTAGCGTCAGATGTAACCGTAGGCCTACTCGACATTTTGTCCGGAATGGATACATGTCGCTTATCGTGAAAGGTAGCACCTTTACCGAAACGTCCTTGTAGATCCCTTGGAAGGGGACCCAACAGAGCATCGATCTCTTTTCTCACCGAGTTAATAAACTCAACCAGGCGTCGCTCATCGTCCTCAAGAATTGCCGTAGGGCATAAGAGGAGTTGGCGAAGATCGCGCATCCGGCGGTTTGTAGCCGCATTGGAACGTTCTAGTGATAAGAATTTTTCTATTGCTTCACGCTCTAAGTCTCTCCCTAAGGGGAGACCGTCGAGTTTGCGGAGCAATGACGTTAGAAGGTTATCCTTCCAATAAGAAAAACTCGTATCATAAGTACTCGGGTCAATACTCTTTACGAGGTGACCATATTCCCTCTCCTTCAATGCTTTTAAATAAGCATCTCCGAGAGGTGTCCTTCCAGCGTCAGCAATAAGTGACGCTACTCGTTCCAGTTGGTGGTCGAGCATAGTGGAACTCTGGTACTTTAACGCTTAGACAGCGCTAAAGCCGGCCTTCAGCATCTCTGCAAACTTAGCAGAACTAACCAAGCTACCAACATAGGCAGCAAAGTCAGCCTTCTGAGCATCAGAGAGGATGTCGGCAAGAGTCGCATTGAAATTGAAAGGGATAGACCCCACGAGAACCGGCTTCGCCGGGTTCGTAGTGTCATAGACCGGCAAGCCGATCGTTCCTTCCAACTTTCGTGCGGATCCGGACGCATTACGCGCGGATTTCACCACCATGAACGGTTGTCCAGCGGAGAAAGTAGCTTTAGCAGTCGCCCGCCAAATAGCATTGTCAGTACCTGCAGCAGGCTGCAGGCCGACAAATGTTACGTTAGCGGCGGCCGCATCTTTTGCGACGATATCAGCGAGTTGAACCATTTTAGTGTTCCTTTCATTGAGGAGGTTAAATGTAGTTTGAGAAGGCGACGTTTGCGAGAACTAGCATGTTTATGCACACTAGGAGCAGCAGCCACCGAAAGCATTCTACGATCATGTAGTATTACCTACGGGAGTTTCTGTCAACCTTACTTTGCAGTGAGGATAACATAGTTACCGCGAGGGAGAGTGCATTAAGCGCTCTATCACGGGGAAAAGAGGGAAACCTCGGTTTAGGGATACTTTGGGGGTAATTCCAGTCAGTATAGCGCTCGGACATACACAGCACACTACTATCCACTACTTTAGGGTAGGGAAGGGTAGCGGCTGCGTTAGGACCGAGTTCCAGACCAATTGGGACCCAAAGTTTCTTGTAAGTTGCCCATTTACGGGTAAAAGACAAGCCGTAACCGAAAGAGTAATTCTCTAGAAAAGCGCCGACAGGTGTGAACCAGTCGACGACGAAACTAAAAGGAATTACTTCCCACACCACAGATAAAGGGTTGGTAAGACCCAATTGCGTGGCTTGAGCCAAGTTTGGATTGGTGACTTTCAAAGTACAACCGTATTGAACACGATACGTAGCTTTGATCTGTCCTTTCGTTAGTTGCTGTCCTGAGGACAGGTTTATGTTCGAAATTGCTTCGAACTTACCGTTACCCTTTATTACAGCCTCCTTGTAGGGGCTTTCTAAAGACTTTATGGCGTCATGTATGTCGCCAAAAAGAGGTTTCCAACCATACGAATACTCCAACCACACAGCACCAAGATCATTTCCAAGCTTCTGAGTCCTTCGACGAATCTTATTGGCGGGTTCCGCAAGAGCGAGCTCATGCGCGAAATCACCAAAACGGAGACGTTTTAGAGCCCTAGCAGCTTTATAGATCGTGGTGGCTCGTGAAGCTATCATTGAGAAAGCTTCTTTCCCCTCTGCAAGGGTAGCACCGAGCGATGCATGATCACCTGCCGCATTCTTAAGCCTTTCGAATCCAGCCCATTCGGCAATCGCATACATTTCTGTATCCGTATAACCGAAGAACTGTTTAGGAAAGGTGCCGGTATTAATACCGTAGTATGCGCAAGTGCGGAAGTCTATGTAGTCTGATCCATAATAACTCCGGATAGTTCGAGGGCGGACAAGCTGAAGAGACCAAGAGAAGGGGTTAACCCTCTCAGGGATCTTAGTTTTCCAACCTTTAATTATCCAAGTTATGTTTGCATCATTAGCAATAGTCCTCGTATAAGCTGTCGCCACAATTCTCTCCCGACCTCATGGTAATGAAGTCGGCAAAGTTTGTTGAGGTTAACCAAACCCGACGACAATAGGTAACAAGTTACCTAAGAAAGAACTCTGGGTCTCACGACCTGGAG